TCAAGCTGCCGTGGAAGTGTAGATATGGAAGATCTATACGACAATCATGATCTAAAGGTAGATTTTCATGTTGTGGTTACTAGAAGGCCAATCAGCAAGGAAGATGCACTCGCAAAGTACGGTATCAAGTAAATGCTAACAGTAGACAATCGTCTACTGTTCCGTCGTCAACGACTTGCCACTGCTTCTGCTTATGTCGGGACATATAAGCATGGCAGTGGCAGGTCCCTACTGACACGGTTCAGGCAGGCACTTGACAGACACGGCATTGAAACATTGTTCCAATACAGCAACTGGTATCTAAGGTTCCAAGGTAAGATCAATATTATTGCCGATCAGTACGGGTTGGACTATGAGACAGCGTATGCAACAGTTGCTGCATTGTCTCCCGGCCTATCACCTGATGCGAACATCAAAGCAATGGTAAAGTTGCTTGATGGTATGAGTGGACTGCAAGCATATCCAAATGCAGTAGATAAAGCTAAAAAGATATTAGACACAGGCAATACATTGTTGCTTGGAAAGATGAAAACACAAGATTTCTTTCGAGCTATCCGTGCTGGCGGTGAGTGCGGTTCTGCACCAATCGACAGATGGGCAGCAAGAGAGTTCTCACCATACAATAAGAAAATCAACGGATTATGGCCTGACGTTGATCTTACTCTAGGAAAGTACCAAGAAATGCAGGCCAAGTTCAAGCATGCGTCAGAGACACTGGGTCTTTGGGACGCAGAGCTGCAAGCAATCCTGTGGGCTGACCGCAGGGGAAAGGATTAGCATGGCAAGCAAGAACAAAGAAGGTAAGACAAGAGAAGTAGAACTGCCATATGCCATCTTCAAGATGGGTGACTGGGAATGGAGAGTTCTAAAGCGTTATCAAAATATGGAGAACGAGGCTAAGAACCAGTACGCTATCTGGTTCTGCGCAGTTCGTTCTCCACTCACATATAACTCGTGGGAGTACGGTGATACATATGTCAATGATATCCCCGGCGCTGTGCCTGGGATGCAACTGACAAACGATGTAGTTGGTGAAGGAGAGGTTCAAAATGGATAAGGAAAGCATTCTAAATACTATTAGCGAGATTCAAGACACGCTAAAAGATAAGTCTAATAGCGTGTCATCTGTGGAAAGTGAACTTGACGATCTCGATGTGAGTTCTGCTATCGGAGATCTGAGAAACCAACTGGAACAGATTGCATCCGGCATTGACGAGGTCACAGAAGAGTTGGATACACTGTTTACAGAAGTAAAAGAGATCGACGGTGCTGGACACGAAGAGCATCGTGACGCTCATAACAGGCTGCAACGCAACTGCAACGATGTGATGGGGTTGCTAAACGTCATTGCACAACGCGTGTCTGTTGTACAGCAGTATGGCTTTGAGTATTCAAGCTATCACTTTGAGTACACAACTTCAGACAGGGAGAAAAGCCTATCCGAAGGTATCTATAGGTTGTACTGGTTGCTCATTGATATCGCCGGATACAGTGATGACCAGTTCCAATCCAACCTGTTGACCAAGGAGATTGACTACAAGGTCAAACTGCTGGAAGTCAAGGAGACAACCAATGCCTGACGATATCATCGTCTCGTACTTTGACAAGTTCAACTGCACTCAGTGTGGTAAAGACTCAAGCGAGTCAAGCGGTGGAGTAATACCAGACTCAGTAAACGCTTATTGCGTTGACTGCTGGAACACTCGCATTCAGTTTGAGACATGCGCTGAGTGCTATCGCAAGTTTGATATGCATAAAGATCAAGATGCAAAAGAGTGGTTCTATGGCCACGATTGCGAGAAGCTTTGATCCGCATGGCAGCAGCCCTGTTGGTGCTGTTATCAGTATCGTTCTGGGCTGGAATGTTCATGTTGATCCAAGAAGTCGTTCGTGTACTGACACGTAATCAGTAAACAAATGGATCAGTCAGCGTCATGCTGGCTGATCCATTTTTTTTCCGTGAGGTTTACGCGTAGTTCCCCCCCGCGAGAGGTAGGCTTATATACGACGGGGGATCTATCGCCTTCCGTACGGCTCGTAGTCCACGCTAACCCAGATTGCGCCACGGCTGAGGCGCGATCCGAGGGCTATGAATGCGGCGGGGGATAGGTCAATATAGTTACTACCTTTCCTGCTGCAAAGACAGTCCCTAACTATTACCATAACGCATGCAACTTCACTGCACACTCGTGCCGGGTAAGGCTCAGTCCGGTAGTTCCGGAATCCAGGTACAGCTGCGTACATAACCTTCTCACCCTTGAGGTATGGGTTGCACGTATTCTTATACCCCTGGTAGCAATGTGTCTTGTACCCGCTGGTTGATCCGTACCATGTCGCCTTTACCTTGTCGTGGTATCCGCTGGGCGGGGCTACTGCCAATAGGACCGCCAATAGTAGGGAGATCATCAGTTCGATAGCTCCTTCTTAACGTTGCGCTTGGACAATACCTTCTGGGCTTCAGTAAACTCTTTAGGGAACTCGCGCTTAAGCATATCCTTTAAGCCTCCGACTGCCTTTAGGTTGCCGTCTCTTACGCCCCTGTCGTATGCTTCCTGTATGGCACGCTGGACTTCTACAAGGGCATGCTCGCACATGCCGTGACTGCACTCGCAATCGTAGTCAATGTTGATCTTATCGTCCATTACATTACCCCCTTAAACGTGGCGGTCGGCCGGTGGAACATCAAGTCTGCCTTACCGGTCGGACCATTACGATGCTTAGCAACCTTGCAGTGGACCGTCTCCACAGTCAGGTCTAGCGACACATCGGTTGATCGCCACAGCATGAGCACCACGTCGGCGTCCTGCTCAATGGCGCCTGAGTCACGCAAGTCAGAGAGCTTAGGCTCATTGTTCTCACGGTACTCAGATGAACGACTCAACTGTGACAGCGCGATAACTGGAACGTCTAGTTCCCTGGCTAACGCCTTCAAGCCACGGCTGATATCTGCTACATCATACACCCTATTGCCATCCTTGTTGCTCTTGTCTGGTGCCATGAGCTGCAGATAGTCAACTATGACCAAGTCAAGACCATGCTCAGACTTCAGTCGCCTGCACTTGGATCTCATCTCTGATGGGCTAGCAATAGATGAGTCCTCTACCCTGAGCCCGCTCTCCCTGATGCCCTTAGCGACATCAAGCACGCTTGTTAGCGCACTCATGTCCAGTTGACCGTGCCTAATGTCGTGCAAGGAAACACCAGACAGAGATGAGACTAGTCGGCTACCGATCTCTTCCCTGCTCATCTCCATGCTGAAGATAGCGACTGACTTCTTCTGCTGAATGGCTGCGTCTGCTGCCATTGCTGTAGCCAATGCTGTCTTGCCGATGCTAGGTCTGGCAGCTACAACAATAAGATTGCCACGCTGCCAGCCGCCAACGATGCTGTCGATTGCCGGAATACCAGACGATACTCCGCTAGCTCCACCAGCCTGCATGTACTGCAAGCGACTCAGCGTCTCATCCATTACCTGCTGCATGTCGGCAAAGCGACCAGCAGTTCTAGACTTGCTGATGTTCATGATTATCTTTTCAGCCTCAGCCATTGCCTCCTCTGGTGTCTTGCTGCCGCTAGACAGTTCGGCTACCTTTGTGGCTGCGCTGCGCAACGATCGGTACGTTGAGTTGCCGATCACAAGTTCCATGTACGACTCGTAGTGCAGGCTGTTCGGTGTGTCCGAAGCCATTGCCGATATGTTGGCGGCCCCGCCAGCGTCAGCAATGTTGTTCTTAGACTGCAACTTATCTGTGATGGTGATGATGTCTAGTGCTGTGCCCTTCTTCACTAGCTCCTTGATGGCGGAGAATACTACCCTGCACTCCCGGTCATCAAAGTCATCTTCGGATACCCGATCAACTACTTCTTTAGCTGCTTCCCCGTCGATGATGCATGCGCCGATTAGCGCCCGCTCGCTTGCTCGTGTTGATTGCATAAGCTTCCTCCTTACTAAATGACCACTGCCCCCCTGGCACGTAGTGGGCCTGATGTAAGCATATCATGCGCTCGTTGCCCATGTCAAGTAGCCCGCCATGTTCTGGCTCAATCGGACACGGAATGCCGCTGTACGCCGATCGAGAAGAACGAACCTTCGTGGGCTTCTTCCCAGCTTGATTTAGGATTTGGATGTATGATTGTTTCATCGCCGCACTCTACCTCCACTATTGGGCCATGTACGCCCTCTTCCTTGCTGATGCTGCACATTGCAAAGCACCGGTACGTTTCGCAGAACAGGAAGCTCTCGTACTTACCGTCTAGGCCAACTCCAGGGACGTGCCCCAGCCTGGCTGCTGTGGTCATAGCTTCTAGTTCCATATGACCCATGTCGCTTTGCCTGCGCATCTGACCGCGCTTCTTCCCTAGGTGCTTGTTGTAGCTATCTACTATCTTCGGATCGTACGGTATCTTCGTCATTCCTACCCCCTATGTTCTCATCATAACTAATCTCATTGACTGGACTTGGATAGCCAGTCAAGTGATGGTAATCGATTCCCATCTCCTTACAGTACTTCCGTAACGACAGCCCCTTCTTCTCGGCATCTTGCATAAAGAACCTCAACAAAGGATCAGGATTCTTGCGCATCTACAAACCTTACCAGTTTTCTCACAGATGGGTATGTTTTCATCGCCTCTGCGATTGAGCAAACCATCTTGACCTCAGACATGAAGTGTACTAGCAACATGTAGTAGCACTCTGCCCACTGGCTACCATGCTGACCTGGTGTCGCTAGGTGTGCCACCTCGTGTATAAAGGTGTCCTCGTCTGACGGGTTGGTGCAGAAGGTCAGGCCCTCAGAGTCAGCCTCTCCTAATGAGCAATGCTTTCCCCTTGCCGGATCGTCATGCCAATGAATCTCCACCTTCGCAACACGTACGTTGGCAACCTTTGCCACTGCAACGATATGACTCACTGCAATGTTCCACTGCTTTCTGTACCAAGCCGGAGCATCACCCTTGAATAGAACTTCAGGCCTTTTGTGTTTTGCGCCAGGCATCTGCAAGCTCCTTTACTTTCTGCTCCGCTTCCTCTTGATCAAGAACCTCTTCGCCGCTACCAACCTTGTATACGGTAGTTGAGTCGTTGTAGAAAGCCGTAGCCTTCCACCCCTTCTGGGTGTAGATGAGAACAAGCTCAGCCCACCTCTTGCGACCGTACATAATCTTGATAGCGGCGAAGTTAGGGATCATCAGACTTCGTACGCCATTCCGAACTCGTTGTCGGATTCAAACTCTTCGTAAGGCTCGCCGTAGTATTCACCACGTGCTACCAAACTCCATTGCTCCTCGCCCAGTGCGATTAGGATCATTGCGTAGTTAGAGATATCCACCAGTGCATCGCGCACTCCCTCGGTGAACCACTCGTCGCTAACTATTGCCCTGCCGGAATCAATGACGCCGTTCAGCTCGTTGGCGATTCGGCTAACCTTGTCCGATGCCAGTCGAGAGAATACCCCATATGCCCCCAGGGCTTCAATGTTTGTTGGGCCATAGCCCTGCTGTCGCTCGACCATGATGCTTAGAGCATTGTCGTAGAGACCCTGAAAGTACTCAACGAACTCACTCGGCACGCGATTGTTCCCCTGAACCATAAATAAGTTCCTCCAACTCTAATGCTACACTGTCTGTGACTACCTGAAATCTAACCATAAACATGCGTCGGCAGTCTTGACACATGAATAGCCGGACCGACATGCCCTGATCAAACACGTACTCTGGCGCACGCATAGGGCGTACGTTGTACCTGTCGCAGTTAGGGCATGCCAGTCCTAGTTTCATCGCCGCTTATCCAGCAGCGCGAATGTTAGCAATGCTGCGCCTATCGCCAAGGCCACGTTGGACGTGACCCCAGCCAGGATTCCAAATACTCCGACAGCAGGAACTGCAGTGTCCCTAGTGCGCGGGTGCTGCGATACTGTACGTACTGCAGATACCACACGAGACCGGAACCCGTTGTCTTCCTGCTGCGATTCATTAGGCGTCGTCGCCATCAGAGATCTCCACAATCTTCAACGCAACACCAGCAGAAAGAGCTACGATGTTGTCGATAGGTACATTGATGGGCTTATCGTCACCATCTGGCTTGAGGTTTGAGTACTCAACCAGAAATGTTGCGAGCGCCACATTGAATGCGCGGGACCACTGAGCTGTGGACATAGCCACGCTTTTACCCTTCTTACTTGCCTTCGGTACTGCCATGCAGCTTCTCCTTAATCACGAGCCAATCGGACTCGTCCATGATCACCACAGTTCGGCGTGGTGTTCCCGGCCCAGGTGCATCCCCGATGACCAGATAGGCAATCTGGTCAGCGTTTACAGTCATTGCCTTGAGCCAGCGCCAATACTTTTCGCTGAACATCAAGCCAACCTTGGTCTGAATCTTGTAGAGATCGTCAACTGTCACGTCGTCTGGCCCACCGTACATACCGGTGCGCCTACCTCCGTGCTTCTTGGCTACCTCTCGCTCAAAGGCGTTCCCCCTAGAACGGTTCCTCCGACCTTGAATCGCTAGATCCTTCATTGCTCCCATCAGTTTCTGATCCATCCTCTCGTCCAGATTCATCTTCAAAACCCTCCCAATCAAGCCTGAACACTGGCATACCAGGCCCGACAAACTCTCTAGTCAACTTGTCAAACGCCTCGTTAGCTGCAGTCATAGCTGCCTCAAAGTCTGACGGTGACGCCGAACCATTGTGTCCTTGGATAAAATCCATAGACTTAGATACTTCGGTCTGAAGGATCAGAGATTGACTATATATCGCAACGATCCTAATCTCACCAGCGTCGGTGATCTGCTCGCCCCAACCGATGACTGCGTAATCGCAGCCATCGATCAGGACAGGCAGTTCGTCGCGCTTGTCTACGAACTTAGGACCTTGCACGCAATGGACCCCAGATTAGAGGACTGGCCTCGTTAACAAGAAGGATATAACCCTTCTTGTTGCCATCCTTGCTTGTCTGCTCAGACAGCGCACCAATGATATGGATGTGCTGTCGAGGGTCATTGACCTCGGCGTTGACAACCTTATCATAGATCTTCTGAACATGGCTAGCCGTGTTCTCGTCCATGACGTATAGGGTCACTCGCTCGTAGCGCTCTGGTGCTGCACCGCTGCGCTGATCCTTAGGCGTACCCGCCCAGTAGTCATACGCATACGCTTGCATGCTGCCAAAGAACTTCCAGACATCCTTGCCTGCCTTGGTCTTCTCCTTGATAGGGCTAACCTTGTCAGTCAGCCAAAGATCTACTCGGTCAAATGACATTAGAACTCCACTCCTTCCCACTCACCGGTTGCCTTCTTTGGAGCCTTCGCGGTCTTATCCAAAGGCTTTACTGTGTCGCCAAAGATTTCCTTGGCGGCAGCCGCTACAGCACTGTCGTTCTCTGGGTCATCACCTGTTGGGATGAGGAACGCAGTCAACAGTGCGTACTTGATAGCTCCTGTGGTTGCCTTGTACGCTGCCTTATCTCCTGAGTCAGCGCCAGTACCAATGGACTGGAAGTCCAAGGTCTCGCCGCTGTCACCGTCAATGAAGCGCCACGTGAAGCGGATGGTTAGCAACGACTGCTTCTCGCTTGGAGTACGAGTGCTTTCCACAACGTCGGCCCCAACCGGAAGCATGATGACGTTGTGCGCCGCCAGCTTCTCTCGCACAGCATCAGCAACCTGCGATGCCATGACGTACTTGTACCCTTGGGCGGAGTTAGTACCGCCCTTAGCAATGCGACCGATCTCTCCCATGATATCGGCCAGTTTGGCTGCGAGCTTCTTATCGCTCATCATTCACCCCTGCACTTTGTGAGGTACTCACAGTGACCACACGGAAACTTCCACTCCCCCGTTTTCTCGGACCTAAACTCTTCCTCTGGGAGCGCAGGAGGAAGTGTATCACGGTACTCTCCATTTAGCAATGCCAAAATGGAAAGTGCCTTTTCCCGCCACTCGTCCTCGACGATGAACTCGCTTGTGGCAAGGTCATCTGCGCGAACGTAAACAAGCCTGGCACCGTGCCGCTCGCCACGCATACGGCTTATAGCCTCTGCGTAGATTGCTGCTTGCACTTGGTGCTCAGGCTTGGGAATATACTTCCAGGCAAATGCCTTGACGGACTTATACTCCCAGACTTCCTTTGTGTCGTCCATCCATGTGACGACAGCATCTGCATTCCCAGCAAAGTCAAGCTCTGGGATTGCAAGAGGCACCTCATCCTCGTATGACTTAAGGAACTCGGAGTTCTTAAGCCTGTCGTTGAGTGAGGTACCGATGATATTACCGCGCTCAAAAATGCGCAGTACGTCCTCTGATCTTGGGTTGCTGACTGGCTCGTTGTTGGCGTAGTACACCTGCTGGCGCATACACCCACCTAGTAGCGACCCACGCCACTTGGCCTTACCTGGCCTGTCCTTTCGTGCCTTTGCCAACTCATGCTGGTAAAGATCCCCTACGAGTTTCTTCATAGCCCCCTCATGCCCCCGCTGTAGACCCCGGCAGGAGGGGCGCCCTGCCGGGGTGTCACCTATTCTAGGTTGAGGATAGAGTCTACAATAGCTTCCCAGTTATTGTCAAACCTAACAGCCTTATCGTCAACGTATGCCTTGGCTACTGGCTTACCAGCTCCAACCCATATCTCGTTGTAGGGAACGCCCCACTCGTCGAGAAGGTTCCTCATCTCATCTATCCGGTTGGCTCTATCTGGGAACTCTTCCCATGCCCTAGCGGAATGGACGATAACTTTGTATCCGCTTGCTCTCAGCCTTTGGAATGCCTCTACGACACCCTCGGCTGGAAACACTGCGCCGAATGCTCGGACAGAGATAGTGTCGTCAAAGTCAACACAGATGTTTACCTTGGCAGCATTGTCCCCGTCTACCATTATCGGTGGATGCTGCTGAGTAGTGGCTTCATCTTGGCGAACACGTCACGCAAGACAAGCACGTCAGCTTCGCAGTGTTCTACGATTGTGCGGAAAGCCTGCTTGCCCTCCTTGGTGTGTCGTCGCTCGGCCTCCTGCCACAGGCGCACGTCAAGCGGCGTCTTGCTATTGTTAGTACGGAAATACTTAGAGATGTTCTCCAAGCTTCTGCGCCCTGCGCGCATGTGCCGTCCTGTCGCATACCACATCAAGTCAATGTGCATCTGCGTCCCGATAGGGCGCTGGCCCGTCTCAAGCAGACGTGCGTTGATGATTGGAAGGTCAAACATCTTTGAGTTCCAACCAACAAGGATGTCGTACTGTGCAAGCTCGTCAGCAATAGCCTTAACAAGTTTGCTGTCGTCCATCCACGTCTTACCCTTGTGTGTCTCTAGTGACAGGGTCTTAACGTTACCATGCTCGTCTGCAACGCTCATGCAGAAGATCGTAGTCCACGATGAGTACGTGGTCTCCAGGTCATAGAATGCCATCCGGAACCCAGCGTAGTCACCCTTAGGGGTAGACTCGATTACCTTTACATCCTTAGATGCGTCGTAGTCCTTGTCCGAATAGCGCTTGTCCAACTTCTGTACTTGGTCTTTTGTCAGACCAACTTTCTCAGCGATCTTTGAGTAGGAAAGCTTCTTCTTCTTAAGGTCCCCGATGCGGTCAATCATTCCATCTGTTCCCACTATTTGCCTCCATTCGTACGCAGGAAATCCCTGCTACCCCTAACCCTACCACCTGTTAGGCTAAGGTCAATGCCTAACCTTGTTTCATGGCGGCGAAGTATCGGCCGTTCAGGAGCTGGATTACTACCTCCTCAGCTCCGTCTGCTGGTGATTTAAAAGTTACACCGGATACTATATAAATACCAGCTAATATATTACTAGAACTGCTGTTATTAACATTTATATTATCCCGTCTAATATAGACTCTAACAGCATCTCCTAGAAAGAAATCCTTGAACGGATTGAGTCTATCACGCTCAAGAGTGATTTGCAAGGTCCCAGCCACATCAAAGTCACTGTGCTGCTCAAGGTACCTAACAGCCCCCTTGTCCGCGTCGTTGGTGTCAATGAACCCTGTCTGCGCAGTTAGGCTTGGGGCAAGGCCAAACTCACGTTGGGACTCCTCGTTCTTAGCGTTTGACCCCTGCAGTCGAACTCCTGTCATGGCAGTATATGTTCCGGAAATGAATGGAGTTGAGCTAATGATTCTTACTTGATTCTTAATCTGGCGGCCATCGGTATTGTATCTAAAATCACCAATGATTCCAGGATACTCTAAGGTAAGTGTTGCCACGTCGCCCATCGCTGGGTTGACAAACAACTTGCTGCCGTCAGCTGCAGATCCATTAGATCGTCTAATACCAACAAAGTTAAATACAGTTCTCTTTGGTAGATCAATGCTTAGCTCTTGCGTACCAGAAGGAACTTTATCGTTCTCCGCCATCTGCTTGTCGCCCATGTTCCGAAGGAAGTCGGTGATGTTTTCGCCAGTAGTAAAGTATCGTATCTTATTGGTAGGCCAGCTGGTTACATTTTCAATAGTCGCCCAGTTCATTCGACCAACTTCAGTACCATCGTCGAGTGCCGGCATGTCAAATGCACCTTCGTTAGCAGTGGTGAGATGCCTAGAAAAGATACCTTCAAGAGTCTCTGACCTAAGGGATAGTGGTGACTTGTCCTGGTTGAACGGAGATGCTGACCCACTCTTTAGTTTATGATCTTCCGCGCTGTAGATGGTGGCTGTTGCAATGGCAGAGAACTCATAAGTTTGCCCGTCAGTTAGGATCGGCAATGTATACTGTGCCGAGCCTGGGATAGAGTACCTAGTCATACCGCCAACAACCACGCTAGATGCTGTGTGGTCTATGCTGCTATCAGATGTAGGTGCGGATGGCGGTGAGAGATCTGGTACGCTTGCACTAGTGTATCCTGTCTTGTAAAGTTCTACCCAGAATGGGATCTCGACCGACCTCCAAGCATTAGTTGACAGAGTGCCATACCCAGATGTAGCTGAACGCCAGACGTAGAACGAACACACTTCCGATCCTGGTGACGCTATGATTGTTATGGCCACGTCTTTGATTTGGTAATCAGACAAGATGGAAGAGTCAGTCAGGTAGTCGTAGAAGTCATTATCTACACCGGCAGTACCTTGCTGCTTTGCGCGCTCAATCCTAACAACGCCAGAGATAATGTACTTTTCATTCCCTTCGTCATACCGGCAAACAAACCTATTGGCGATGGTTGGTCCAGTGGTATTATCAAAGGTTGTTGACGTAGGGTAGAACGTTTGACCTGGCCAGTAGTTACCGCTTGCCATAGCAGTACTAGTCTTGTCCAGAATGTATATGCCGACTGGGGTTCTTTCTGCCAGGGCAATACCATCTGCGTTCTTTGAGATTGCTGGCTCCCTGCCAGTGATGCGTGTAATCTCAAGCCACTTCTTGGACTCCTCCTTGTACCTGAACAAACCGGTAGGATCTACGTCCGCGCTAGTAGATAATACAGTCTCATACTCAATGTAAAGCTTTGGCCTTTTTGCTGCTGTAGCATACTTAGATCCATAGAACTCAAGTCCACGACCTAGAGTTTGCTCTGCGGAGTTGACTAGTCTAACGCCATAGTTGGCGTCACCAGCCTTCCAGGCTTGCGCAATAGTCGTAATGTCAATCTCGTATAGAGCGTTGTTTGTAATGCCAGTGAATGCAAGGGAAGCAGCACCAGTTGCGGTAGTATTTGTGTTGATGGACGACCAGTCACAAGCAGCCTCAGTAGCGTTAGCGTAGAACCCTTCTGTACCGGTGGCAGTGTTTACTGTCCAGTTTTGTGTGGTTAACCGCCTCACGTTTAAGTTTCTGCTTGTAGACGAAGTCTTTGTCACGTGCCCGTAAGTGCTACCATAAAGCCTCAGAACTGCTTTTGTAATCGTTGTGCTAGAAGACCAGTTGGCGTTGGTCGTCAGGTCGAACCTAACGCCACCTCTGATTGTTAATGCTTGAGTTGAGCTAACGACACCAAGAGCAATATGCTGCTCTTCGTCATGGCTGTTCCAGTCTGCTGAAATAGTACTTAGGTCAGAAGAGTTTGCAATAGTTGTAAATGACCTGCCAACACCATCAGTGGCCATGTCAAGGGTGAAGTTGCCAGTTTCGGTATAACTTGCAGATCCTCCAGACCCGTACACAAGTGGACTTGTTGCGTCAGTAGCGGCCCCAAGTACCTTAGTGTAGTGGGTATTCATTAAGCCCATGTAATCAGACCCTGCAAAAACTACTTCATCCTTGCTTGCATCAGCCCCGGTAAGCAAACCGGCCCCTACCAAATCGTAGGAGCCAGTGTCTTGGTTTAGTCTTTCAATCTTGTAATGGCGCTTCAGAGGTACGAACTTGCTCAGCTCAGGGTGGTTAATAGGAAGAGTCCAATAAGCGCTGCCCTCGTCATTTGCAAGTACTTCTGACCCGATGTTCTTTGCGTCGTAGACAATGGAAACCTCGGCACCTGGCCCACGGTTATTGCCAATATCAAACAGCCTAATCCTAGTTTTGGTTAGCCCTACTGTCATAGCCAGCTTTCGTAGAAGCTAATGGTTAGGCTGCCTGACACAGTTGATGACCCAGGGTATACCTGGAAGTCTCCGGTTGTACCGACGTGGTCAATCCTGCAGTTACTTAGTACCATCCTGTCTAGTTCTGCCGTGAACGCCCCGGTTGCGGTGGGGATGATTGTGATCGTAGACGTCTTTCCGCCACTGTGGGTCCATGTAACCGCCACTGGCGTGTCTATTGTGCCTGTGCCGCTAATGATGGCGTAGGATGGCTCTGAGCCACGGTTTGAGCTAGGCAGCGCTCGTAGGTTGACGTGCCTCTTGTGTGGGTCGGGAGCAAACAGAGGAACAACCACTCGCTGGGAGAATCCTCCGGTCTCCATGCCCACGGACATAGCCCTAGTTGCGCTAAACTGGATAAGGCCTGTAGGACGAACTCCAATCTCTAGCTCTATGCCGTATGGGAAGTCTGACGCCTGAGACCTTGTTGGCTGATAGAAACGCAAAGGCCTAATGCCATAGGTCGCAGTCCAGGCATTAGGCATTGGTGATAGTGCTTTTGCTAGTACGTCAATCTGATCCCAGAAGTCTCCTAGTGTTTCTCCGTACACTGAGACAGCAAGCTGAACCTGGCGTGCGCCCAGGAAAGGCTCAGTGTAGTCTACCCCGTCACGAAGAGCGCGCTGATCCACATACCCGCGAACAGGGGACGCCTCGTACCCAGCCTGATCCAACTTGAATCCGGTAATGGGTTTAGGGCCGCGCTTCATGTCGGCCAGGTTATTGATGTCTACGTACTCTGTCGCAGACGTGTAGATCTTTACTGGCTTTGTGAAGTCCATTAGCCTACCTTCTTAAACTGACGCAGCCTCCCAATGAGACGCTCGTAGCGCCCACGTGCTACTGTATATATCTGGTTGGCTGCAGGGACGGTCACGTCGCTGTTGCCAGGGTTTACCTGCCACTGCTGAAACATTGATCTGTCTGTAAGTAGTTTGTACATTCCTTCTGATTGAACGAAATATCGGACAGCCTGCTCTGCGTCAGCGTTCAGTGTTGCAACAGTCCAGTTACCATACCCCATAATACGAAAATGACTGGTCAGGCTGTTGAGTCGGCTGGGTTGAAGGTACACAAGGCCAGCGTGGATCTCCCACCCTCCGGCTGCTCCCTCGCCCATGCTCGGGTCAAGACGATCGACTAGGTCATACCACTCTCTGGTGGGGCTAACGGTTGTGTCAACCTGATGGCCAAGCCCGTCAATGCGGTAGATTGTGTCAAACCCCGATGGCAATGAGATCGTTGTGCTATGCTTGCTTGAAAACTCCTGAGGGATTGCCACTATGGTGGATAGTTCTTGAGGGTAGGCGCGTGACACCTCGGCAAGCGCAAGCTCAACAAGGTCGGTTAGTTCCTGGTTCGTGAAGGCACGGTCGTAACCATCTGACGTGCCGGTATCACGAAGGTCTCGACGGAGCTTTGTGATTAGGGTGTCTATTGCTGCCATTCTATCTCCTCAATGTGGCGGCCCCCCCAGCCGTTCATAACTCCAGCTGGGGGGTGGCGCCTGCCTATTACAAGGCGGTTGCGCGGGTCTCAAGGCGCAGGTAGCGGACCTGGCCAAGGGACGTCTGCGGAACCTTGTTCTCAACGAGACCCGAAAGTCCGGTTGCAGAAGTCGTACCGCTGTTTACCACGGCCACCGTGAAGGTGGTCGTGCTTGGAACGGTTGCGACAACAAGGTTGCCTACCGAGCTGTAGTTGACGAGCGCGTCAACGTCTCGGATCTTGATCGTCTCACCGACGAACAGGCCGTGAGGGCCAGACGTGGTGATGGTACCGGTAACCGTGCTGCGGCTGAAGCCAGTGATGACTGCAGCCTTGTCGCGGCCACTGTACTCGCTGACGGCAGCTTCACCCATGATCATAGCGCCGAAACGGAGCTTGTAACCAATGAGTGCACGCTGATTGAGCGGATCGCTGTGGTCGCCACCAGGAGCGACGAAGTACGTCTGCATCGTCTGTGAGTCGCCAACGACGAATGCGTCAGGACCAAAGAAGAGTGCCGAGTAAATCGTGATGCTCGCGGAAGCAGTGTTAACCTGGGTGAACGTCTTCGCGTCGTTAGCGACGAGGAAACGTACGCCTGAGTAAGCACCGATTTCACCCGACAACATGTCAAGCGGCTGCGTGTACTTCGTAGCTTCAAGGAAGCCGTGACCCGAAGTATCCGTCAGCAAGTCGAACTGCTGGTTAGGGTGAATGACGCAGCGATAGAATCCATCCGGGAACGGAGGAACGTTCGCTGCCTTAAGTCGGGCAACAGCCTTCTTAACTTCAAGCCCATTGAGCTTGTAGTCCTGTCGGGCTGCACCTTCGCCAATGTTGCTGAGTGATGCGTCGGAAAGGCCGAGACGGGTTGTGACCGCCGTGCCATCCGAAGTCTTCGATGCGTAGTAAACACGGGCCGCGCCAGCGTTCATTACGTCACGGACAATGCTGTCCATCGACTTTGCAGCTGCGAACGAAATCCGCTCTGCTGCAATGCTGACCAGGTCGTGCGGCGAGTCAAGCTGAGCAAGGTCAGAAAGGCTCGTGTACGAACCGTACTGCTTTACCGAGAAGTACTCGCTGGTAACCGACAGGTTAACTGTTGGCTCTGGCGTGACTCCTTCGGAAAGCTCGGTCAGGCTGTGTGAAATGTCTGGATATCGCACGTAGCGAATCCGGTCTGTGCCCTTGACGAACTGCCCTGGAACATAGTTCCCTGGCACAAGGTGCACCATGCGGCTCCGGAGTTCCTGCGCAATCTGCTGAGACACCAGTTCCTGAACGAGCTTCTGGAAGGCGTTAGCCTCCGTGCCGTTAAAGGAGTTCAGTGTATTCAGTGCAGGACCGGAGAGTGACGTGACTGTAGCCATGTTTTATCTCCTTAAATGTCAGCCCAAGGGTTACCAATAGCACGAAGTGCTTCTTTGATATCCTCAGTCTTCATCTGCTTCTCTTTTGCAACATTCTTCTTAGGGCTGTTGGCATCAGAGATTGTTTCGGTGGAACCGCCACCGATTGCGGTCTTCATGAGCTTTTCGAATGCGGCTGCCTGTGCTTCCTGATCCAACTCCTTTACCTGCTCTGAGAAATCAAAGTAGGCTGGGTACTTGGACTTTAGTCGCTCTCGCTCGAACTCGGCCTTGGTAGCATGAAGCTCCTTCTCCAGTTCTTTCGATCGACGTTCCGCCTTCTCAAACTCTGACAATGAGGCTTCCTCCTGGATAGCCTTCCATTTTGCCAGCTCTTCGTACTTGGACTTGAACTCATCGGCTGCCTTTTTTGCCGAAGTGAGTGCTTGATCCTTTCCTGCAAGACGACGCTTCCAAGTGGCAATGTCTTCCTCCTGATCAGTGACCTGTGGATCTGGAGCGGGCTGCTCCGCCACTGGCGACTGAGCTTTGGTCGCATCTGCGACTTGATCTAGCTCGGCCATGCTTGGCTCTCCTTTTCTAACTTTTGCTAGGAACTGCCTAGCGCAGTGTTGTCAATGCATTTCCGGTATCCTCTTTTTCAGGATACCCGGATAGGATCTCTTGTAGGCCAGATATGGCCGTGCTGCCTGCACCAAGGAATCCTGTATCTGTGAAGGCCTTACCGACCTCACCGAACATTCCCGATGCCGTTAGCTGGTCATAGCCCTGGCGCGAGACGGTTGAGACCGACCGCCTAAGCCATCCAGGAACACCGACTCCAATGTCGTCAGGATGTCCCGGGATCAGTTGTGAAAGTAGGAATAGGTAGTCTGGTCGCTGCATTCCGTTAGCCTCAAAGTCAGGTGCAAACCCTTCTTCGCCCAAGTAATCTGTAATCTTTTTGTAAGCTTGGAATCCTGCGCCAGGTGCAGTCGCACCAAATGGTCGCCAGAACAGGAACCGCATAGTCTCCGGAAGAACCTTTCCAAACATGTAAGATAGTGGATATAGTCCTAGGAACTGGTGATTCATAGTCCTCTCGACCAGGCCACGGTCAGGGTTGAAGTAGTTGACCTTGTCCATTTGCCGTGCCGCTTCTTGATATCTAAACTTCGTGGCACGGAAAAAAGTCTCCTGCGCTCCGTGATCTTCCAAAAGTCTAATGGCCGAATCGTGCAAGGTGCGGGCAATGCGACGTGTTTGTTGCTGCACTCCGTAGCCACGCATCTTGAATAGGTTTTCTACGATTGATTCAATCTGAGCAGTTGCTTCGGCAGTAGTCTTGTTGAACAATCCGTTTCCGCCAGCCCTATCAAAGATCTCCTGCACAACTCCGCCGATGCCACGGAACTTCATTCCATATCGACGTCCTTGCGCAAGTGCCTGCATTACGTCGTCAAACTTCTCCATGTTGAAGAGCTGTGGCGCCCACTGCTTATACATCTGCCGAATAATCAGTTCGTCTAACTGAGACCTAGTTGCTTGGCGACCAAGTCCGTTGATCACCTCGTCCTTAAACTTTGCTACGGACTGGCTCAGCGCCTTGAATGAATCTGAATCTTTGATTGCCTCAGTTCCATAGGTTGGAAGGTCTCGCTTTACTAGTCGAGCAGCCTCCTCTACGTTCCTAAGTTCAATCTCTAGATTGCTAACGTCAAAGCCTGCGGCTCTTGCCTCATCAACAACGTTGATACGAGCCAGCCGAACATAGTCCTTTGGCCTGCCGTTTAGCAGAAGCTCCATAGCCTCCGGTGTCTCAGAGAATGGTACGTATGTTTCAGCAGATGCTCTAGCCCTAGAAAGGCCAGTTGCCGATGGCCTAACTGCAAAGCCAAATCCTGGACGACGCAGGTGGTCAACGGCTTCTCCTCCCCAACCTAGGTCTGCTACTCGGCGGTGTTCACCAAGGTATCCGAGGAACATATCCATCTCGTCGTTACCATATCGCTCAGCCAGTGCAACATATGCTTGAGGCTGAGTCTTAGAAATGTGGTTCGCCCAGTCTTCCGCAGTAGTCTTAATGGCCATCATGTCTCGATGGGCTTCCTTGTACTCGGCAATCTGATCAAGCTTGCTGCCAACGCCCTTGCTTCTCAGGCGTCTGAGCATACCAACCATAGAGTCACTTCCTAGCGATTCAACTAGAGTGCTAGGGATGCCGCTACGAGTGGCTACTAGGGTTCCAAACGCAGCCTCGTGCATGTTCCTTGCGATTGCAGATCCGCGTTCCCCGAGCAGATTGCGAACACTTTGCGGGTCTGCAACGATCTTAAAGCCGCCTTCTCCATCAGGAACCCTCTTTACAAATCCTGACTTAACTAGAGATTCTTCAATCTCTGCACGTCTAATGCCGCGTGCTTCAGCAAAGAATGGTGACTCAATAACTTCTTGCGCCCAGAACAGAGGGTTGTACGAGTACTTAAGGGTTGGGTAGAAGTTTTCGGTCATAGTAGCAATCATTTTCCCAGCGCCAATGCCAGGAATGCCACGTGCCTTGATCTGCCCGGTAATCCACTGGGTCAAACCAGATGTACTAATATCTCCAGCATACGCTCGAAGTAATGCTGTGTCAATATCCAAACGAGGATTACCACTACTTACTGCGTCGGATATTCTTTTAGCAAGGCTATCTCCGGCGTTAAGCTCCTTGATTGCAGCGTCAGCAGCATTTTCAATGTCTGACTTTCCTCCGAATGGGCTTACCATTCCTCGAACTCCGATGCGCTTTTGTGCTGCAAGTTCATTGATCTTAGCGTCGAATAGAACGATTTCATCTGGTGTCATATAAGGTGATAGCACAGCCATGAGCTTCTGCCTTGCCCGACCACTAACCTCAGCCTGGTAAGATGCTCCAAACATTTTGCGGAGACTGTTTCCAAAGAAGCCCTCTGTGGGCCTACCCTTGAATACGTGTAGTCCATCAACGAAGTCGGATGTGATATCAACGTATGGCATCGTTGTCTTCATAACTACTTTACGCACAGCCCCAAGAGCAGCATCAGGGATTGACATAGTAGTTGGAACTTCAATGATACCGTTTTCTGGAGCAATGCCAAGCCTATATCCAGATGCGCGAACAGAGTCATCGAGTCCGGAAATGTCAGAGGCGCTGCCACCAGCTGCGGTCCATGCTTGCTTAACTGCGGCAATGTCTGCCTCTTTAGCGGCCACGAAAGCTGCGTCGTTAGCTAGCGAAGAATCAAGCAATGCTTTTACCTGACCTGGCGTTGCAGATCCACCCCTAGATGCGTACTCCATGTTACGCACATCAGCAAACTGATCTCCGGCGTACCTAGCCCACAGAGCGTTAAGTGACGTAGGGTCAAATCCTTCAGCCTTCCTAGCCTTAGACAAAAGAGGAGCGATAGCCCTAACCATGCGATCCGGCAACCCAAGCTGGGCAAGCTGCTCAATCGTTGTATCTGCTCTCTGCAGTAGCGCATAAGCTTGAAGATATCTGCTAACCTCAGTATCAATAAGGCTGTCTGCCCTCAGGATAGTCATCCTGGCAACCTTGCTGTTTGATCCGATTATCCGCATCTGCTCATCACTTACCACTCGGCCAGTCAAGCGCTGTACTTCCTTTCGTGCAGCAGCTTTCCTAACCTCGTTCATAGCCTCAAATCCCTGCGCAACGGCGAATACTCGACGAACATTACCTGTGCGGTTAATAACGAAACCATATCGAAGGTGCCTGGCAAGAGCCAACTGTCTGCCCAGCTCAGACCTAAGACCCATGCTTTCTGTGAGCAATCCAGTTTCGCTAAAGTACTTACCACCAACAATCCTACCATTTGAGAATCTGGCTCCACCGAGCCATGTCTTTGCAACGTAATCCAACTGCTCTGCGGTAGCGGCTGTCCTACTTCCAAATGAACCTATAGCAGTTGATGATGCATTGGCTAGCTCGTCAGCAAGACCAACAACGTCTGTCGTGACAATATTTCCTGCCCTGAGAGAGCTTACGTTAGTAGCTTCATCGACTGACTGATTAATCAGAAGGCCGGTTAGCCTTTTCGTCATCTCATCAGAGTGTTGAGCCAATGTTTCCGAAGTTGTCTGTTGCCAGTCAACCTTGTCAAGACCAGTCTGCGTTACTGCTCTTGATCTAAGATCATTGATTCGACGTGACTTCCACAGCCTGAGGTCTCCAGTTTCTGGACTTAGCCGGATGCTGTCACCTTGCCGCGATGCGGTATCAAGTATTGATGTGACTTCGTTATCTAGTCCAAGCTCATCAGTCATGTACTTTCGCTGAAGACTTATTCCCTCTGAAGATGCCTGCCTAGTAAGATACTGAGTGACAGACATGTCTACTTCTCCGGAGTTAATAAGCTGCCTGGCAGTCAGAACGTCAGACACTAGTGTCTCCGTTGCTGCTGCTGCCTCGTCAGAGATCCCAGCAAACTCCATGTCGCGTGCAGTTGACATAGCAGCCTGCTGGCTTGCAAGTCCTAGCCTTCTAGCAGCAATGCGCTCAGTTCCCTTCGGGAATGGCCCCATTGCGATTGTGTCAATGGTATCGTATGCGCCAGGCATTGCCTTATTTATTGCCTCAGTAGTCTTCCAGGCGAATGCAGCCTTTACGGCATCATTAACACCTCGCACCTTATCAAACAATCCCGAGTGCATATCAGCAATATACTTGTACTTAGATAGCTGTCCGAGTGGCCTGCCCGCCCCCTCCATAGCTTGTACAAGGCGAATCTTCCTGCTAAGGTCAAGACCTACACCGACTCTTAGTGACTTAGGAAGCTTAGAGATAACAGTGGCTGCAGTTTTGTACCCAAGCGCAGCGCCGCCGGCCAACCCGGCAACCCCAATGCCTGCACCAGCAGTGGCTCCTAGGCCCACCCCAGCAACTTTAAGCGCCGCTGGCAATGCGGCAACCTTTCCGAATATAAACGGAGTTAGGTTCAGTGGGTCAAGAAGCAGCGACGCTGCAAGATTCATCGTCTTGTCGTCAGAGAATGAGCGACCAGTTTCTCGCATGTACTCGATGATCGCTTGCTGATCTGCGCCCATGCCCATCATGCCCTGGATGTCCTGAGGCAAGTCCTCCTTACGGGTGAATAGGAGGCGCATTGAAGCACCGATATCTTGTACGAATCGACCAGGTCCACCAATCCAATCAAGGATTGACCCGCCGATCCCACCTACCACCTTACCTGGACCCTCAGCGTAAGCACGTGCTGGGCCAAAGTTATTGATCATATCAGAGATACCGGCAACTGATCCGCCGATACCCTCGGCAAGAAGCCCGATACCTCGAATAGGTACGCTTGCTCCGTAGCTTAGAAGGTCAGGTGATCCAGCAATACCAACATCACCTTGCTGGTTAGAATCCCTTGATGGATTAAACTGCAGTTGCTGACCAATCTCATTTACTCGACCAAAGTCAACCGTACCCTGAGCTGGATTTACTCCAACTCGAATGTCACGGCTTAGGATAGGATCGTATGGATCTGGTGCTACTGAAGGCTGATATTTAAAAGGCAAGTGCTACCTCACAACTTGTTTGGAATAGTGTTGGTTCCTCGCACTGGATTAATAGCCGGTGGTGTCTGAATGCTATTATTGTTTAGGCCTCCACCAAGGTTCCTGAAAAACCAATCCTGGCCTCCGAGCTGATCCCTAGTTGGAGGAGAAGCCGGACCAAGACCAAGAGACTGATTAGGAACAGTGCTAGACGAACCTGGGATTGACGGAGGAGTTTGGTTTGGTGGAAGCTGTAGCGAGCTAATGCTCGGATTCCTGTCTAGCCATGATTGACTTCCATATCCATAAGGTGCAATAGAAGATCCACTGCCTGTACCCGCTGGGTAGTCTGTGTTGTTAATGTAAGATGTATCGACTCCTGAACCATAGATGTCCTTGTACCTTTGCTTCTGTTGCTCTCTGGCAGGGTCAATAAGTTGCGGCTGAACGATATCTGAAATCATTCCAGTTAGTTTTCCAGTCTTATCAGTAATGCCAAGCTTCTTTAGGTACGATCCAATAGTTGCTGTAAGATCACCCGTGTAATCCACTGGGATCTGCGACAGAACCCTTTGGGCATAAGAGCTCGCAAGGTCCTTGATCGAGTCGTTTGATCCAGTAGTATCTTTACCTACGGTAACAACACGGTTATACCAATCAGAACCCTTGGATGAGTACCCAGCGATTAGCCATTGATTGAACTGTGTTCCACCAAGGATTCGAGCGAGGCTATCTCCAATCGTAATCACTCCTCCGTTGGCGGTGTTGCTAACCCTAGGAGTTGTACCGGCTATACCCGAATCTCCCATGAAACCTTCTAAGTCCGCTAGGGTAAGGTGATATGTATTTCCACCGCTGACAAACTCAAGGTAGTCATTATTGTCCATTGACTGTCCAGTTGACCCTGCAAAGTTTGATCCACCAGGGATTGGGACATAGTACAGAGTAGCTCCGTTAATCTTTACTTCTCCACCGACATCATTAGTACCTGATCCCTGAGTTCGAACTGCTTCTCTCTTTACGTATACAATCTCATTTGCCCTTCCCGTAGTTGACCAAGTAGCATACGACGAGTCATTAGATACGGAAGTATTTTGAATCGGTACAAATATAGTTGACTTTGATTGAGGGTCAAACTGATAAGCCATAACTAGGTTAGGGTCTGCGTCTACTACGCGTACAAGTTCTTGTGTTGCTGCACTACCGAAGATAGTACCAATAGTAACCTGTCCGCCGCCAGAGATACCAAGTGCCAGATTGGCTCGGATTGTTCCATTGCTCATTGCGTTGAGCTGAGCAGCGACAGTAGCAAGAGCTGAGTCGTTTGAGTTCCAATAGTCGTTAATGTTAGTCGATAGGGTACCGATTGATCGAATAACCGTCTGTTCATCTAGGCCAGTTGAAGCTGCAACTTCAGCAACGAACTCCTCCATGGTGGTGGCAGTCGTTCCTGGGAAAAGGTCTACCATATTTCCATTGGCAACCCTGCTAACCTGGTCAGCAAGAATGATGTCTTCGTACTTGTCTAACTCAGAGATAGATGTTGCCGAACCCTTCCAGACATTGAACTCTTGTACAAACTTATATGGGTCAGATGAGAATGGCGCAGTAATAGCGCCTCCAGCCTGACTTACTGAACTGCTAAACTCATTTGTTGCATTGCGCATAGAAACGTTATATGTACCTTGAGATGCGTTAGCATTGATCACTCCAGCTAGCTGGCGGAGTACTTTAGTTTCATCAATATATCCTGCAGCGTATAGGGAATCAACCTCATCAGAGAAAGAGTTAACCTTTTCAAAGAATGTATCAATGGTTGCCTGATCCCATCCAGCTGAAAGGCCAGCGTCCTGAATAAGTGTTGATAGAGACTTGCTGCTGTTTGAATCGAACAGGTTAAGAAGACCTATCAGCCAATCCTGCCCATCCCCCTTGATGTCTGCACTGAGCGAGTCAACTGTGTTTTGGCTGCTGAAGTATCTGGAAAGTACTGGCTTGATCAATGACTGAATAGACCTAGCAAGAGAAAGCTGCTCGTCCTTGATTCTTGCTCCTACTGCGTCAACGCGAGCCTTAGCGACGTCTGCCTTGGATCGCTCCTGAGCGTCTGCCCTAGAGTTTAGGATGTCTTGATACTGCTGGCTGCTTTCCGTAAAGCCCGCCTCTCGTGCGCGAGCAAGCTCCTTATCGTAGAAAGAGACCAACGAGTTGGCGCTGGTAGTTCCAGCCTTGTACTTACGGATCAGTTCGGAAGAAGTGAAGTTATGGGAGGCTGTAAACTTAGACAGATTGATACGGCTTTTGTCCGAATCAGTCATAGTCGGGTCTGAGGCAATCTTGTCAAGAATAGCTTCGTACTCAGCTAGATCAAGGGCCCCAGATCCGGTGCTTCCAAAGAGAGACTTATCCACAGATGTTCCATAAGAGTAGGCGCTTCTGGCCAAGTCTTCCTTATCCTTAAGCGAGCTAAGCCGGAACTGTTCTGCTCGTTGCATGAGTCGCTCATACCCGGTGCTATCTCCGGTGTCTCGCGCAAGTTCTGCCTGAGCCGTATACCAGGCGTATACAGAATCTGAAGTTGCAGGAGTTGTGACACCACTTGAGGTATAGCTATTCCTAGCCGTACCGCTACGCATGTTGTTCGCATAGGCAGTCAACATTGACTCTTCCTGGTTGTTTCTTTCCTCGCGCAGGAGGGAATAGATCAGCGAGCTCATGTTCTGAGAACCCGCGCTAGTTCGTGCGAATCGTCCTTGTCGTGCCATTTACTGACCTCCACCAAGTGCTGCCAGGAGTTCTGGCGGTAGTTGCTGAGACTGAGCGTCGGGTGAACCCTGTGCTGCGTTAGGCATTGATGAACCAGGAGCTTGTGCGTTTCCAGGCATCATCTCTGGTGGCAGACCGCCCATCTCTCCGCCGTTCATCATTGGCTGGCCACCAGGCGCTCCCTGCTGACGGAAGGCGTTCATGGCGCTTTCCTGCTGAGCCTGTAGTTGCTGGGCAGCCTGCATCTGTTGGGCCTGCATCTGTTGCATCTGGACTCCCTGCATTTGAAGCTGCTGGAATAGTGCCATGAGGTTACCCATAGTCATTACAGCAGCAGGGTTGAGTGTGGCGTCTGTCTGCTCGTCGCGGATCAGATCCTTCTCACCTTCTGGGTCCTCTACGCCAACTCGATCCATTGCGCGCTCGGCAGACCAGATTCGACCCTGAACAAGGTTGAGTGCAGTCTGTGCAAGTTCAAGTGTATCTCGCGGCGTAAGTTCTGGAGGGGTTACTTCAAGGCGATACTCGCCCTGGATGATCTCAGCGACCGAAGGGTCTAGGGACTCCCACATTCGAGCGCTGATCTCCCACACGCGCTTGATCCAAGAGTATAGAAGCTTGCGCTTTGGAGCAATGCGCTGCTCGTAGTTGGCAACAAGCGATGCGATAGCACGGCTGGAACCAAGAACGCTTGATGGAGCGAGGCCAAGGAGGAGGTCGTTCAGCCCAGTGACGACTGCAATCTCTCGGTCAATGCGTCGGTTGTAGTCCTCGATCTGGAACTGGGGGATGAATGGTTGAATGGCTCGCAGTTCGTTGCCAGGTCCCGGTGTCGCAACGCGGCCCGGCTTCGGAATGGCGTTTGCCGGCACCTCGTCTGGTGCGTCGCCTCCGACGAGCTGCCACATCTGTCCGCCGACAATCGACTGGATCATCTGGGCCTGAGCAGTGATTCGCTCGTCCTTCTCCCGGAGAAGCTGCTCTACGTCAAATAGTTCTGATCGGCCGTACGGGCTTCCAGGGACAATGCTGTTCCGAAGAACAACGTACGGTAGTTCACCGGCCAGTTCTGGGTGCTTAGTCTGTGAAACAAGAGAGTTTCCAACAATGAGGGCGTTCATCACAAGTGGTGCCTGACCGGCCTTAGTTGGTACCTTGTACCAGTAGTCCAGAACCTGGATCTTCATATCGTCATAGGCTGTATTGATCTTGTTAGGCTGTCGCTGAAACTCCTTGGTGTACATGTTTGCAAGTGGATCGCTGTGGCTTGCAGATGCTGTGTATGGCCACCACTTGTTGCCGTCTTGAACTGGGATAACCGAGATGCCAAAGTCTTCTTCCGCCGCCTGTGGGCTTAGGCCGTAGCTGTAGACAGCCCAGTCTACTCGGTTGTAGTTTGAGTCACCGAAACCCATGTATAGGTTCTCTGGTGTGTCAATGATTTGTAGCTTAGGGATTCCTCGCTTGCTGTCCCACGAGATCTTAGCAGCGGTGTGTCCGTAGAGGCACTTGTATAGACATGCCTCTTCCATGCGCACATCAAACTCGTTGTTCTCAGCCCAGGCAAAGAAAAGCCGCTCTCGACGAGCGGCTGACATGCGACCCTCTTTGCTTAGGTCTGTTGCTACGTAGTTGATGATAGGCTGGATCGCCTGGATTGAAGCAGGGATGTTGACATACGACGGATGAAGGTTAACAGAAACGTGTGCCTTACCGGCAGTTCGAGCGCTCGGGTCTTCTGCCCAGTGGTCAGCCCCACCCAGTGTAACTGTAGACGGGTAGTAGAAGTGGTCATGTCGACGGAACTGAGCGCGCAGGCGGGCCATCTCTGGTTCCTGCATCTGCTTTCGGTTATACGCTTCTGAGATAATCTGGAAGGTTGGATCAACGTTTGGGTCCAGACCCTGCATCTGAAGGGACGCAGAGGCAAGGTTTACCGCTCGCTTGCTCTCCTCTGGTAGGGTTACCTTAGCTTTAGCCATTAATCAGAACCTCCAAAATAACTAAACGTTGGGCTTTCCAAATGATCGCTTGAGTTTCGCACCGCATGACGAAGGGCGATTGCTAGTGCCATAACGGCATCTTGCTCCAGCTTCTTGTCATCCAACTTGTAGGATAGAAGTTGACGGCGTAGACGTAGCCAAACTCCAATCCTGGGGAACATCAACTGCTTCCGGTCAATAGCCGTTCGCAGGTCGGACAGGAGATCAAGTTTCTTGGCCTTTGTGCCACCGAAGTCATAGCCACGGATGGGCTTGATTACGCTGAACTCTTGCTTAAATAGCTTTCCACCAAATCCAGTTTCATCAACAATGGTGACGCAGCTGGAGTCTTGGTTGAATAGGAGATGATTCTCTCGAACCATGTTTACTACTGCCTGAATGGTCTGCTTGCCAGACCTGGTCCGGGCCCTCACTCCTCGAATCCTGTTCTTCTCTGTGTAGTCAAGGATGATTGCCCATGTTGAATCTGATGCAATACCAGGATCGCACCCTTGGACGTATCGCCTTCGCGCTACGGGCTGGGCTTCTTCTGGTAGATCTGTGAAGCAAGCTTCTACAGTTTCAGAAGAAAAGAATGCTTCTCTGGATTCAATGAAGAATCCATCTACGTTCTGAGCAATAAGATAATCTGCTTGTTGACGTAGGATAGCGTCAAACGTGTCCGGTGTCAAGCCGTAACCGACATTATCCCTAGTAGATAGCCTAAAAGAGAATACCTGTGGGTCCTTATCCTCCCTCTTTGGATTGCCCATCTCCCACAAATCAGCGTAATCGTTGATTCCCTCAGTAGGAGTACCGATAAAGTGGAGCTGGCCCCCAGTTGACAGGCGCCGAAGGTTTAGAACTTCTTGATAGATCTGCATTAGGTGAGGCTCAAAGGCCGCTTCGTCAAAGGAGATGCCGTTCATGTCCTTGCCAAGCAAGGCCTTAGCCTTATCCTGGGTGGTTCTGAAGTGAACATTGGCCCCGCCTACCAGAGGATGGAACTGCAGCCAAAGGTATTCCCCTCGGTATTTCCTAACGTGGTCAACCACTCTACCTATTTCAGAGATTAGAGGGCAGCCCCGGCCTCTCTGTGCCGGGTGTCCGCCCTCTAGAATCATCGAGATTTCGCGGTGAACCAACTCCGCTGTCTCCTGTTGAATACCTACGTGATACCACTCGTACGGAGCAGTCTGCCATCGCATGGCGTCCTTCTCAGTACCGTCTGGCGGCTGAACGCCAAGCTTGTAAAATGCGCTGTGGAATACTGCAACTGCCATTCCAAGAGTCTTGCCAGCACGGTTGCCAGCAGAGCAGACAGTAGTAAGATACTTTGGCCGCCATCCGGACTCATCGCGTGCAGCTATACCTTCCACCCATGCAGTCTGACCGGCATGAAGTTCAATACCTAGCCAACGCTTGGCAAAGAAGACGGGATCATTTCTGCCTGCAGCCAAGTCTCTGGCCGCATCGCTAGTTACATTCACTTGCCCTTATTTCTAGCGCTAATCGCAGCCGCCTTACGCTTTGCGTCGGCCTTACTGCTTGCTCCCCATGCCTGCAGGCTTAGGAGTAGACGGGTCGGTCTTCCCTTTTCGTCCTTCTCTGGTCCTGGCATCCCGCCCATACGGGCTAGGAATGAGGCACGGCGTGGGTTGTCACCAGACTTGACAGGGGCCTTAAGGGTGCCGCCCTTGTAGGAGGCACGACCCTTGGCGTTCAAGCCGCCCTTGGGGTTCTTACCTTCCTTGCGAGTCCATGCTGGTGACTTAGGCATTACTTATTTTTTCTAGGATTCTTACGAATACTAGAAGGATCTACCATATTAGTAAGGTATCCTTCGTATACCCGGTCAAGGTCTTTAATCCTAGCGCGACCACCTCTGCCTGCAAAGAATGTCCATGCTTGGTTTCTTATTGCTGCTCGCTCAATCCGATCTTGCTCAACCTGACCCATGATACGCCTAGCCCTTGCGGCAGCCGCCGGAGACATATTTACCTGTCTCGCATGTGCTGGAACTCTAGGGTCTTGTAGTTTACGTCTGCTAAGTACCGACTGAGCATGATAAATGGCTTTTTGATAAGACGAAAGTGCCTCGCCACGGGCTGTGTAAGTTGGATCTTGCGGCTTGATGCTTGGTCCAATCTTGCCAACGCCAGTCCTACCTGCACGAGTCACAGCAACGCTGCGCTCTGCAGTGGTCATCGGTCGTGCGCCTGGGGTTCGTGGCAATGTTCGGCCGGCACTCCTGCTGGCATAAATACCAGCAGCGGTAAGTGCAGCCGCTGCAGCAAGTCCACCCAACTCTTCAGCGCTAACCTTCTTGCCATTCATCTTGCGACCACTAGCAACAGCGCCAGGTAGTCTCCAAGCGAATGATGCGATCTGAGAAATAGGATCCGATCCCTTGAACGGAGAGTTGTTAAGACTTCCTGGATTTTGTCCAACTCCCCATCTACCTGGACCTCCCTTACGTGTTGCCATCTGTGATCTCCTCTGCTTGCATTTCAATCATCTGGACAATCGGGCCTCCGCCCAAGATGCCAGCTAAAGTTACAGACAGTTCCCTGTCAGCCGACTTTTCAACACGTCGGTCGATCATCTCCTGGGCGCGAAGACCTTCTGCCAATGTTGGCATTAGTTCTCCGGCGTCCACCATTGCCATAACCTGGTTTCTCACAAGATCTGCGAGATCACCATTAGCTTTCATTGTTTGCTGATTCTTCTTAAACTTCTTAATCACCTCGGCCTTGGCAGCCTGATACTCTGTTGTTAAGTGGGACCGCTTATGCTGACCCAAGGTGATCCTTGAAATGTAAGCGCCTTGTTCTTTAAGCCATGATGCTACTTTGGTGTCAGCTAGGCCGTTTGACATCTTCTGGTTGATCTGGTCTACAAATGGGCTGCGGCATGCAGCGCATCGTTCCAGTACTGGTGCTAGGTTAACGAGTGCGGCCATAGCGAACGTTGTCCTCGTCGAGCCAGCGCTGAAGCACGAGCAGTGCGGCACTAATGGCCGATGCTGCAACTGCCTTCAAGCCGTCGCCGCTAAGGTCAAAGATACTTACTCCAAGACCTAGGAAAACCGCGATAGCGGTTGATAGGGCAGCCTGAATCGCATCCAGGCCGGCAGCGATGATTTGATCTTTCATCGTTTTATCTCCTCTAGCCGCCTTTATTTTGCCGACAATACCCCAGGCGACTTTAAGGGCAAGGGCGGGGTCTATTGGTGCTGGTGCTGTCTTGACCACTGACGGTACCTTGACGGCCCCTACGGGCTGCAAATCGACCTGTACGGGGGAGCTAGAGATAGTCTGAGCAGGAGGCGTAGTAACCACAGGAGCAGATGAGCTTGCAGGCACGGTCGATGAGACCGGAGCCGCAGTTGGGACAGGTGCGGATGACTTCTTCTGGGCTGCTGAGAAAATCAGGCAACGCTTGTGTGGGGCAACCCCCTTCGAGCTTGCGATTGCCTTCAGATCCGCAATCGAAACCACCACAGCATATGTCTCTTTCCCAGATCCTTTCATGGTCGGGTCCGCCCATTGTGCCTTGTCCTCCCACCCTGCAGCGCAGGTGTAGTGGCCGTATGTCTTGCCAGGGTTGCGCTTCTGATGCGCTTTGTGCCATGCGCTCATTTGTACAGACGATGGATATCCTTTAGCCTGCTCAACATTGATGCAAACTACAAGCCCTGAGCTTAGTGACGTTAGGACATCGTCCCAACTTTTAGCCCACCTAGCCTTAACACCAACGAGATGTGCAGCTTCTATAATCTGGTAGAAAGATGATGGAGTTCCTTTTCCGTCAATATCCTTACGTCCGACCTTCTCAAAGATTTCAATACCATCTTTAGACTTCAGTGAAGACCCGGTTAAGAAGTTAGCAGCAGCCATCAGAGTTGACGGTCCACAATCGTCCATCCAATCATTCTTCTCAATGCTATCTGTCTGAGTTACAATCTTTAGCTTATTCATTTGTTTCCATTCAGCCAGGCGAATAGTCCGCCCAGTCCACTTATTCCTAGGAGTGCAATGACAAACTTAGCCAAGCGGTAGGCTCCACGAGTCTCGGCAAGTTCTACTTTAATCTCTGCTAGGTCAATCTCAATACGATCAAGCCTTTCAAGGATCTGATCAACATTACTCTTGGTCATCATGACCCGACCTTTCCCAGGGATAGAACTGGGTATGCTCCAGATTGAACGATTGTTGCAAGGTTTCCACCAGAGTTTTGATATGCGCGCATTCTTACTCGTGCATTTGCAGCAAGATATACCACTGTTGATGTTGAAAGCCTTCCTTGCTGAGAACCGTTTGGAGCCCCTCTCATTGAAGCAATATCAGACCACGTACCGTTTGCATTGTAATCAACCTGAAGTGTTAACTCCCTATACCCAGTAGCATCGGAAGCAAACACAACGCATCCTGTAACAATGTATGTTCCAGCGACTGAGGGGGCAATGTAATCACCAGCATTGTTAAACCAGGAGTTTGGATCATAACTAGCAAATCCAACTGCCGTAGAAGCAGTATCAAGTGCAACTGTTGCTTCTGTTGCGGTGGTAAAGGTCTGCGTTGCGCTTGCCACTGTTGCACGTGCAACATTTGTTACCGTATGCGTATGATCGGAGGCTGCTACTGTGGTCCATGTAGTGTCGTAGTTAGTTGCGCTAACCTTAGAAAGTACTTGGCCAGTAGTACCGCCAGTCGCAACCCCCGCACCTGTTGCGCCCGTAGCTCCTGTAGCTCCTGTGGCTCCTGTGGCACCTGTGGCACCGTTTGTTCCGTTAGTACCGTTTGTCCCAGCGGCACCAGTTGCCCCAGTTGGGCCGGCGGGACCCGTATCTCCAGTAGGTCCTGTAGGACCAGCAGGTCCTGTGGCGCCGGTAGCTCCAGTAAGTCCGGTAGGACCTGTAGGGCCAGTTGGACCAGCTACTGTGCTGGCTGCTCCGGTTGCGCCAGTGGCTCCAGTTGCTCCGGTAGGTCCGGTTGGTCCCGTTGGACCAGGCACGGTACTATCAGCACCAGTGGCGCCAGTGGGGCCCGTAGCTCCTGTTAGTCCTGTCGCACCCGTAGGTCCAGTAGGGCCAGTAAGGCCAGTCGGACCAGTCGGACCCGCAGGACCAGTGGGTCCAGTAGAACCCGTGAGACCAGTCGGACCCGTCGGGCCAGTAGGTCCAGTCGGACCCGTTGGGCCCGCAGGACCAGTAGCGCCAGTACTTCCGGTAAGACCGGTATCGCCTTGAATACCTTGAATGCCTTGAGCGCCAGCAGCGCCAGTAGCTCCAGTAGCTCCAGTTGAGCCAGTAGCGCCAGCAGCTCCAGCAGGACCCGTGGCGCCAGTAGCGCCCGTCGGGCCAACGACAAGATTGGCGTCAAGGACTTCGACCGTATGAACGATCTGCTCCGCGACAACCTCATTCGTAGTCTGCTGTGTGGTGACGTCACTCAACGCGTGACCTCCGGGCTAATGATGATCCTCCCCTGGAGAACCCTGCGGACTACTCCGGCTGAGGTCTGTGCCTCAATATCGTAGTAGGCGGTCGTCACTGTGAGAGCCGCAGTGTTCGCAGCGCTCACAGTGGCAGAGATTACTCCGGATGAGTTCTTAGTTAAGACAATCGTTGGGCTGCCGCCCTCAGACGTGAGGATAGCGCTGGCTGCGCTCGGAGTCTCACGAACCTGCATGCGGACAGTGTACGTGGTCAGATCGACCACTACACCAGCCGCGTCCTTGTAGGTCACGGTCAACTCAAAGGTAGCGCCCTTCTCGATTACCGTGTTGTAGACTCCAGCTGCCATTACTTCTTCTTTCCTTTCTTGAACGGAACAAACTTACCCTTGCCCTTTTCCTTGTCTTCCATCTTCTTGCCAGACTTTGAAGCATATTCCTTGGCCTCAGCCTTACCCTTAGCGGTGTATGCAAACTTCTTCTTACCTACCATCGGCATGTTACTTTCCTTTCTTTAACTGAATGCGCGGGACCACTGAGCTGTGGACATATCCCATACGCTTTTTAGGTGCTGACAATCTAGCTCTTGATTCAGCAGCCTTTATAACTTTCAGTTGGTAAACTTCAGGAGCCCATGCAGGATCGTGAATCCAAGAGTGTGATTTAGGGAATGCGGTCCTTCCATCTGCCTGAAGTCTCCAGGCAGATCTGTTCCTAAAGGCAGTCGCATCATCGAGGAGAGAAACTACTCGATCCCTGTGTGGTCCATCTTCCATTTCACCAACGTTAATAACAGGATCTTTAAGTGCAGTATCCCACCTTGAAGGGGTTGGTGTTCGCTTTCTAAGGTTAGGTTGTCTCATCCATCCACCCTTAGGAACGCCTCCAGGATACATCCCGACTAGTCTTTCCATACCTGTACGCCCATAGCTATCCGAGTATCCTTCAGTCTTTCTAAGCCATTCTGCGCCGTCCCTAGATCCTGGGAATGACCTGCTCACTGGAGTATACTGGTGGTGCGAACCTGCTGCCGGACCATCTGTGTATGGGAAACTTCTGGCCCCTACTTGTCTTGGTCCAAATCCTATGCTGGGTAGAGTCCTTCTACCTCGACCTATTGTTCCCGACTGCGCCATCTCTGATCTAATCGTCCTGCCGGCCCTAAATGCGTATGCTCTGTCTCCAGCTGCCTGAGCGAGTTGAGGGTTTGATTCCAATAGCGCAGCCTCTGCTCGAACAAGTCGAGCAGCGCGAACATTTGTCGAAGCACGCGCTACCCTTGCTGCCCTGTTATAGCCAACAATATCTCTGTACTGAATGCCAGCAGCCCGGCGATTTGCTAAGATGGTAGCAGCATTGGAAACCCTTGATGCGGCTAAGGATGATGTAGATGCACGAGCCTTCATGCCGCTTCGTGCCGCATAGATACCGGCAGCACCAAGAGCAGCTGTGGCAGCCAAGCCAATAACTTCAGATGTCTTGACAGTTTTTCCAAATAGGTTTATTGTAGACTTGTCCTCGTTAGCCTGATTTACAAGTCTCTGTTCCTGGCTTACTGGACCACCGAAACCCCACTTAAGAAATCCACCCATATCAAGTCCGCTATTTGCCTTAGCGACACCACCCATAGAAGGGGTACGATACCTCTGCGGGCCGTACGGATTAGAGAACGACTGGGTTGGCCAGCGCGTCTCCCTCATGTCTGGGATCAAGTTGCTTCTACGTGGCGCCATTACTTGATATTCCTCCAAAGCCTAGCTTGATTCTTTAGTACAACGCCTGCTGCCCTAGCAGCAACAGACTCTCCTGAAGTAAGCGGAAGACGTCCAGCGTATCGTCCAAGGATTTGAGACATTGACCGGTAGTACGCTGATGCATCTACAGTTCTAATACCAGGGTAAGAGATCGTTGATGGTGTTCCATTAAGAACTGAGTTTGCTTCTTCCATCCCACCCCTTGCTACTGCCCGAGTCATCCTAGTTGCAACGGGTCCCCTAGGAGCCTTCATCACTACTCGCATAGCGGCGTTGAGTGACGTAAGGGCATCTTCGGTATGTCCGTTTCGAATGAGCTTAGCGGTGAACATGGCCATCGCTTTCCATGGGCTAGCCACACCAGCCTGCATCATTCTCGGATCGTTCCTGAGGTTACTAATATCAGGTCTTCGGTTTGTCAGGTTTGGAGTTCTAAATGGAATAGCCGACTTAGCTTTGCTAAAGTCAAACTGACTGTTTCCGTCTGGGTTTACGTTTTTTCGTGGTGGCATTATGGAATCCTCACAGTTGGTATGATTGGTTGTACTGTTGGTCGCATTCCTTCGTTGCTACCAAAGAGTCCCTTCCAGAGTTCGTCTGCTGCAAGGGAGCCTGCTGTAGATCCGACGAATGTTCCGATACCTCCGGAAGCGAATGCTCCGATGCCTCCGCCTAGGATGGAGCCAACGATTCCGAACATTGTGCGCCCGATGTCTCCGCCAGTAGCTGCCGTAGCCGCTAATCCTGCTACGGAACCAATGAGACCAGCTTTCCATGGGCTCTTGGTTAGCAGATTGACGGAGTTAAGTGCGCCAGAGAAGAGTGCGCTTTCTGGTGAAAGGTTACCCTGAAGGGCCATGATTCCGACATCCGCTCCAAATCCTCCAGCAAAGTTACCTTTGGGTGTCCTAAGGCCGACATCAAGGCTTTTCAGCCCCGGACCAAACTTAGGTACAAGTTGATCTGGCTGCAGCAAGCCAAGTAGCTTGCCCTGCTTGACCGAAAGATCCATGATCTCGGAGTCGGTGTCCGTATAGCCTCCGGACAAATCATCGGAGTCTCTGCCTGCATATGAGTCTTGCAGGTGCTCGTAGTCGTTAGGATCGACTACATCCTCTCCGCTAGTTGATTGCTTTTTCCGCTTTCCCGTGGATCCACCGTCATATCGAATATTCAGCGGTGTGTCCGTAGGGGGATCAATGGCAACAAATGGGATACGACCAGTCTTGATTGTTTCAATGACGCGCTTGATTGAGATCATTGTTGGACCAGGCGTACCCCAGTCGTATGGGGCCTTTAGGGACTCTGGTCCGTTGAGGTACTGCCTAATCGCTTCCCACGCTTGCTGTCTTAAACTAGTATCAGTCTTAGCAGCCAGTCTGTCAAGCCCCCCGCTATATTTTCCATTATCTTGAAGTCTGCCCTCAAGAAGAGAAAGGAGGTGCTCTGTGTTGACTTCCAGTTTCCCTTGATCGTTAAGCTGGATTGTCGCGGTCTTATTTATAGTCCGATAGCCACCCTCTGGTGCAGGTACGCTAGATGGAACTCCCTCTCCAGCTTGAGATGTAATCGTAATGCCTGGACCATCAACAGGCGAATCGGTGTCCTGAACCCAAATCCTTTGGGAGTTGGCAAGCTTTGTTTTGCCATCCTGAGTCTCGATCATTGTCCTAATCACCCGCTCAATAGCTGGGCCAACCATTTTACCTGACATCTCAACAGATAGAGTCTTCCAGAAGTTTCGGAAGAACATTTTCATTTCGGCAGTTCCAAGTTCTGGAATATCAGTAAAGTCTGGTAGTGTTTCTCTGATTGCAGCTTGGATATCACCATTGCTATTGTACCTAACAGCAACCGCCTTAGCAAACTTGAATCCAGAGCTGGATGCCTTACCCATCTTTACGCCATCAACAGGCTCCGCACCTTCATCAAAACTATCTGCATAGTCAAACTCTGAGTTAATGTCAAACTCTACTACCATTCCCTCTGAGTCAAGTCCAGTTGTGGCGTCGAATCCGTCGACAGCACGAGCTATCTTTCGTGACTTTGCTTGCGCACGCCACTCGGCAGCGTTTACAACCTCAACTGTACCGTCTGGCTTGGCGATTTGCATCATGCCCTCTTGGCCAGAGAATCCTCCCTGACCCTGCTCCCAAGCCAAGATCTCTCGTGGGTTAGCTTCTTTTACCCCCTCGTAAAGTGCAGCAACGAAGTCTTTTACTTTCAGTTCTACTGCTATTCCTTTTTCTTCATCCCAGATTTTGAAGCGCTCTGGGATAGGCATTACAGGAACTCGAAGATCTACTCTCAGTTGCTTAGATGCTTCAGAAATAATCAACGAAGTATAGTATTCAGCTTTCTCGTTTAGCTCGGCTGCTGACATACCCGCAAGAGTCTTCGGATCTGGAAGGCCTGCCGGAGCATAGAACGCAGTGTAGAACGCAGTTGCCTTGTCTCCAAGAGCGCCTGAAACACGGGCCAGGTCTACGAAGTTGCCACGAGCCACACCCTCAAGAACTGTAGTGACAGCCTCGGCACCCTCCCTGGTAACTGTTGCTGGCTCAAGCAAGCGGTAGATTGGATACATTGATTCTTGAAGCGGAGTTACAACCTCTGTACGCAATGGGAACTCATGTCGATGGTACTTAGGGTCAAGAGAATCACTCCACGACTTCCTAAGCGTACCCTTAGCCGCCTCTGTCAGGGACATAGCGGCGAGCCTGGCTGCGTCAAGGCTCTCTCGAACAAGGGTCTCATACGTGTCGCCACCGATTCTTGCAGCCTCAATAGCAGTTGACTTATCAACCAGCATGATTGCTGGTTCGGTAAGACCATACCGCTCAAGGTCCATCTTGCTGAACCTGCTTCCGTAGCCCATCTGAACTACCGCCTCTTCCGAAAGCCTCAACATATATGTGAGCGCTCGAACGATGTATAGAGCGCCACTGTCACCGTCCATAGTTTCAGTCTTAACGGTGTGGCCGAACAGTTCTGGAGAAGCTAAAATATCATGAACGGTGTACGCCCCTCCAATGGCCCTTTGGATTGAAGTTGTGGACGGAGATGTAAGAGCCAGAGCCTGATCACGAGTTAAGGTTTGACCCTGAATACTGCCGGAATATCGCTGTGATCCCTGCTGAGTTCCAACAGTTATCTTAGTCTTGGCAACCTCGCCCCCGGATGCCTCGACTAGCCAATCAGGATATGTGGTTATTTTATATGCTGGCTGTCCGGCGAGCATTCCAGATGGCTCTACTGAGCTTTGCATCTTGCCAACCGTAGCCACATCAGCTTCCCCAATAAATGCCTCTTCTGGGTTTGCGCTTACCTTGGTAAGGGCTTTTTCTGCAGGAGTCATAGAGATAGCGTGGATTGCACCTCCGGCTCTACTCTTAGTCCAGTTAGGCGCCCTGCTGACTCGGAAAAATCCATCTGCCTCTGTGATTGAACCAATGATCTCTGCCTCCAGCGACGGGAAGATGTCGCCATTGATTGCAAGAATCTCTAGCGAAGAGTAACCATCAAAAGCAATAGCCGTATTCAGCTCGTTTAAGAGCGCAGTTGCCTGATTTGATTCAAAGGCTGTACCCCTAGTATCTTCTAACGTTCCTGGAAATGCTTCTTCTAGCTTTGAAAGAGTATCTTTCAGTGCCTCATTATCGTATACTTGATTAGGGTCAGTATGCTGGAACTGGTATCCGTCAAGACGCACTACTCGGTATCCGCCTCCATCTACACGCTCAACACGGAACGGGTAGACCTTACGGTGCTGGATAAATCCTGTCTCGCTAGACCTATTGGCTACTACGGTACCGTTCTTTAGTACGAGGTACTTGGATGATACGATCGGTCGAATGCGCAACTTGAATGGTGACTTTGATGGAGAGACATCTACACCAACTTCAACCATGCTTCTTCCGTCTGCAGTAACAGCGTTTCCTAGTGCATCCATTTCAACGTCTAGAATAATCCCCTGGTTGTTACTGGCTACTTCTCTAGCTATTGGGTCTGGAAGCATATAGTCTCCAGGCTTAAGCATGACGTAATCCTGTACAAACTTAGGTGGCTCTTCACCGTAGAGAGTGAGACCCTCTGCGCTGGTCATGTACGCAGTCGCGTAGTCTCGCCCGTGTACCTGTGCAACCTCATCAAAGATACCTTTCCACTTGGCGTAGGCGGCTCGTCGTTTCTCGAGATACCATTGCGGAAGCTTTACCTTTTGATCTGTTTCACCAGCTACGATAAGCCCTCTCCATCCCCTAGAGTTGATGGTATCTGTTGCCACTGAAGCTGCAGACTGAACGCCATACATCTCAGAGTATGCTCCGCCCTCTCCAAACTTTGGAGCAAGTTCAGCCTGGTAGTCGCTTTCGTACTCGGTTAGACCCGAACTAATAGAATCTGTACCGCTTGACCCAATCAGCGTATCAAGTTCCCTATTCAGAGTCTTGATTGCGTCTACTGCCTTATATCGAAGGAATGCAATGCGCTTTCCACTAACGCCGCCAGGCATTGCTCGGTATGTTTCTAGCTCTGGCACCGGACGTACGGCACCGGTAGCGTTCGCATCCTCGGCCCCGATGAGTACCCCGGCTGCGTAACGATCCATAGCGTCAATACCGCTACGAATATTATGAATCCTACGTCGCAGAGATTCAGCCTGTGTAGCAACATTTGGCTTGTCTACCTTAATGCGCTCAACCTTTGGTGCCTCAATCTGCTGGTCTCCGCCCATTACGCCCTGCTCGCCAAGTCGTGATCGATACTTAAACCCAGTACGGTAGTTGAATAGTGAGAAGTCTCCACGATTCTCTAGCTTCTTCACTGATGTGTGTCGACGAACCACATTCATTGCCTCATCAATACCAAGCAAATCTGAGATCGGACTGCCCAAAGTTCGGCTAAATGTTTCTCCGCCGTCACCCTCAACAAAGCCGTCAATGTCAATAGAAGCCGTATCGTCACCGCCACCATTCGAAACATCCCAGATGCCGACCTCGTCTACTACCTTCTGAAGGTCATAGATGGCGTTGTCGGTAGTAATGCTTGGGATACCCTTGCTATCTCCGGCACGCGAAACCGCTTTAGTTTTAAAACGCGTCTTGGTGTCAATAAGTGCAAGGTCAAGCTCTAGCGCACGCCACATCTTTGCCTCCGTGGCGCGTGGAGAAGACTCTGGTACCATGCCAACCTGCGCTGAAGCCAACTGTCGCAGGCGAGATCCAGTCTTTTTACCGCGAATCTCTGGCGCATCGGTGTCGTCGACCATGTCAACGCCAAGTGCTTCAACTTCCTTGGCCTTTGCGGTCAATCCTAGGTATTGGCCGGAGCTTGAGGTCTTTGACAGGCCCTTGATCATCGCCAATGAGTACGGATCGCCAACTTCATGCAGTGTGCGCGACATCTCTAGCATGATTGCCGCCATTTCGGCACGTGTTTCGCCGTCAAAACTGATACCGCCCTGTCCTTCAACAGTATTCATGTACCGAATAGCCATAAACATGTCGGCCATTACTTGCGCTACCGTCTTCTTATCGCCAATGATTGGCTTCCCGGGAGCAAAGTCAAGCTCAGGTGGCAGGGATACGCCCATACGCGCAGCAATAGCGTTTATTCGCGCCCGAATAGTGCGTGCCGGGCTAACTCCGGAGATAGGATCTTGGTTTAGGCTATCAAACCTAAATCCGTACGGTCCTGATGCACCCAAGGTACGGTATAGATTCGTCTTCTGCCGTGGGTCCAGTCCTTCAAACCCATCGATCTTAGCCCCAAGAGTAGACTGTCTGGCTCCAGTTTCGCGCATCTTGGCAAACTCTTGCATCAACTTGGTGGTGAAGCCCTCTGGTGTGTCCATTTGCTCGCCTGATGCCCCAGCTCTAATGTTATCAGAGCCGGTTACCGGCTGAACTGCCACATCACCAAAGGCATTTGGTGGGATATTGACTGCGCCCTGCTTAGGAAGGCTTACTTGATTTGATTTATCTTGAATCCAACGGATAAGTCGTGGGTCCTCAGCGGACTCCGGGCTAGCAATAGCAGCGTCGATTGCTGCTCCGAGCGCCTTTAGAAACGGTGACTCTAGGCCATTGCCTTCCCATCGACCGCCACGCTTTGTCCAATGCACAAGGACGTCTGCCCACTGTGTTCCTGTGGTATCAGCGCCCAGCTTTGACATCTTGGCCTGGATCTTAGTCAGTAGCGCTGGGTGTTGACGCAGCTTCTCAGTGATGACTTCTGTCATGATGCGAAGCTCGTCGTCGGAAACCGTTTCGGCCTTCTCGCTAGAGGCGTTGCTCGCTACGTAGGCGTGCTCTGCTGATGGGTAGACCTTCCCCTTGAACACTACTGGGAACCGCTCGCTGATGTTGCCGTGCTCGTAAGAACTCGTTGCCCCGTTTGTTTTAGGTACCCGTGGCAGGTCGTTTGTTCGGTTTGTTAGCGCAGCAAGGAACTCGTTCTTACTGTTACCAGAGTAAACGTTATTTAGGATTTCCCATGGATTTGTGTCAGGAAATCCGCGCTTCCGTAGGTTTTCAAGTCTTACGGCTTCCATCTCTTCACGGTTGGCAAGGACCACGTCAAGCTTCTTTGCCCTAGCGGCAAGAGCCTCAGGGTTGCGGTTAGGTGCAATCTGGAACATGTTCCGTGAGATCAGTTGTTCCGTTGAGTCATAGGAGGCACGTCCAGGCTTATCCCACGAGATGCTACGGCCAAGTGACTTGGCAATCTTGTCCACCTCTGGACGAACAGCAACCAGCTCCGGGCGGGTATGAACTAGCTGTCCGGGTGCCTTGCTCTTACGAGCGTGCCCTTCAAATGAATGTGACACCACCTTGCCGCCCCGCTTGGCGAATGCCTCCTCGAATGCCGTATCTGCCCCACCAGCTCCGCCGCTATGGATGGTGGTATAGCCTTCATCTAGACCATCTACGTAGGCAACGATCTCGTTGAACTGCGTCTCTGTGAGTTCTCGGCTACCAACTCCAGCAATATCCTTGAAGCTGGTAGGTGGTGAATCAACTACCTTCCAACCAGCAAAGTACTTCTGAGGCTCTGTGGCCGTCAGCCAGCGCTCTTCTCTGGCGTCGAACACGTAGACCGGAATGCCGCGCAGCAGTGCGCCTTCCACAGCCCAGCCCGTGCCACCCTCTACCTTGCCCTTGGGGTCAATCTTGCCGGCAGCGATGACGGCGTCAACGTTTTCCTTTAGCGCGTTTCCCGCCGTCGCGTTGCCTTCTAGTACTGGAACCGTCCCCCTATCTGGGCTGGTGAACCCCCCGGTCGGCTTCCTAGCACGAGTCCCTGAGGCGGGTGCCACGTTACTAATCCCGAGTGCGCTTAGTCGGCTATTGAGCTTCTCCCAGATTGCTGGGGCGCTGGACTTAAGATTGGCCCTGTTTGTTCCAATGCCCTTTGATGGGAAGTAGACATCCCTACCTGACGCAAGCGTAGCCTCGATTTTCTTGAGCTGGGTGTCCATGAGCTTTGAGAAGTCGGACTTAGTTAGGTCATCGTCCGTAAGGAATGTGCCTGGGTCCCTCTTGGTTGGAACGCCAATCCACCCGTCACGGCCTGCGGCTGCCTCTGCTTGCCCGGCGCCAGGCGTGGCTGTACCCTTATCGGCATTGAACATGTTTGAACCCCAGACGGCGATCTCTCCGTCTGGTACCGTATATAAATCGTCAACGTAGATAACCCGGCCACGTAAAGGCATAGTCCTCCTTAAACCCCTTTATATCTTAGCTGTATATTGTTTTATTTTCTGTCTAGGAAGAAATACGGCTCTACTATATATGCAGTCAAAATGCCTATTTCTGCAACTTGTGTCACAGATTTGTTTGTTTAAGTTTCCTTATCACTGGGGTATACCGGTGGCGGAGCGGCTAGGTAACCCAGATCTGCGGGCGTTCGCAGAAAAGCCCGCAGGAGAGGGGGGGTTGCCCTGTTGGCAATCCCCGCTCTTCGGTAGACCCCTCAGCAGTATGGGCGTAGCGCCTCACGGCGTAAGCCCGTCTGCTGGGTCTACTTATGGTACACCCCTCAGCGGTATGGGCGTAGAGCCCAGCCGCTAGGTGGTGTATTGGGGAACTGCTTACGGGGAACAAGATAGGAGGCAAGTATGTCCCGTAAGACAGTAGATTTCGTGATTGCCAAAGAGGCGATCACCGCTATGCTGGCAACCGTTCCAAGCGGTTGCTGGTTTCTGTTCCAGAATGTTCGGCTACAAGGGTTACAGGGCGACAAGCCCGAGGACTCGCATATGTCCGAACGCAAGGAACAGGGTTATAAGTTCGTTGGCACTCCGAATGCCGACGGTCAGTTGACGGATATCGTTGCCACGCTGGAAGCGCCAAGCATCACTTGGCGTGAGGACGAGGAAGGCAAGCGCATTCAGGGTACGAACTACCCAAGTGTGTTCTTCCGTAAAGACCTAGCCAAGCAGGCTATCCAGCGAGCCAAGGCTTGGGATACGGTATCCGTGTTCGGTATGGTAGAGACAAGCCGCAAGGTTGATAAGGAAGGCAGAGTATCAGTCTCTGTCATCCATACAGCCTTGATGCTGCTTGACGGTGACACTCCTGTCAGTGACCAGTTTGTCTCTGACGAGTCCATCGTTCTGTCCATCCAAGCGTAACAAGTAACCCCGTAGCAGTTCCCCGCACCTGCTGGCGGCTCACGCCGCTGGCAGGTGCTTACTCTTTTAGCCCCGATCCAAGGTCGAGACGACGGGGAACAGGTAGGGCACGATATGTGCCAGAAGGAGAAGCAATGACAGACTCAGCAAGGGCAATCGTGAAAGACGATGGAGATATGACTAGCAGTGATGCTCACGC